ATATCTCCAAACTCGTTAGGTGTTGACTCGTGGTGTTTTACACCTACTCTCGGCTTGGCATTAAGCCAAGTCATTCAAAACCATGTCTACACCACTGTTTCGCAAAGCAACCCGCGAGAAGGTCTTCCTGAAACTCGCGGTCACTGGTCCTTCCGGCTCCGGAAAAACCTACTCGTCGCTGCGACTCGCTCGGGGTCTTGTTGGACCCAGCGGCAAGATCGCGCTCATCGATACCGAGAATCGTTCTGCGTCCCTGTACGCTGACCGCTTCGACTTTGACACGCTCGATATTGCTCCTCCGTTCGACAACGAGAAGTTCGTCGATGGGGTCAACGCGGCTGTCGAAGCTGGGTATGGTGCCATCGTCATCGATAGCGCGTCGCACTTCTGGGAAGGAATCCTCGACTACAAAGACAAGCTCGATCAGCGCGGAGGAAACTCCTACACCAACTGGAAGATTGCTGGCGATAAGTTCGGCGGAATCGTCAAGGCCGTGCTTCAGTCTCCAGCCCACGTCATCTGCTGCATGCGATCCAAGATGGACTACGTTCAAGAGAAGGACGACCGCGGCAAGACTCAGATCAAGAAGGTCGGCCTCGCACCGATCATGCGCGACGGAATCGAATACGAGTTCACCACCGTGTTCGACGTGGCTCTCAACCATCAGGCCGCTGTCAGCAAGGACCGCTCTGGCCTCTTCGTTGACAAGATCTTCCAGATTACAGAGGAGACCGGTGCGCAGCTTGAAGCATGGCGTCTGTCTGGCGGTGAGCCGTTATGGAAGACGCAGTTGACCGCTGTCATCGGCGCTAATGAACCCAAGGCCAACACGTTCCTCGTCACGCTTGGGTGGATCAAAGAAGGTCAAACATTCCGGGATCTGTCTGTAACCAACGCCGAGAAGATCCTGTCAAACACGACCGCATTCCTCGCCAAGGCCACAGCCTGACACGTTGATTGAATTGAACCATGGAAACTCAATCTACCGAAGCTGTTCCTCTGTTTCTGGAGCCGACTCTTGTTCCAGATGGAATCCATCATCTGCTGGACGAAACGGTGTACAGGCGTGACCCAGCAATCGCCATCTCTGACCTGAAGGAGATGTCCATTTCGCCTGCCCACTTCTACTCCAAGAAGTTCGGAGGATACCGCGCTGAGCAGACGGGCGCTCAGTACATTGGAACTCTGACTCACCTGTCGGTTCTTGAGGCGGAAGAATACGCCAAACAGGTAGTTCTTGAGCCGGTCGATGCTCCAAGGAAACCAACGTCGGCGCAGATCAACGCCAAGAAACCAAGCGACGAAACGATCGCTGCAATCAAGTGGTGGGAAGATTGGAACAAAGAGCACGGCCACAAGACCATGCTTTCTCAGGATGAGGTTACTCAGATCAGTGGTATCACTGGTGGTGTTCAGTTGAATCCTGACGCCATGCAGCTGATGAGTGGCGCGATGAAAGAGGTTGCCATGTTCAAGACCATCATGGTCAACGGGCGCAAGATTCGCATCAAGGGTAAGGCTGATATCATCTGTGACCCGAAGAGCAAAAATGCCGAGGTGATCGCCGACCTCAAGACCGTAGATCGAGGCTATGCAAATCCTGACGACTTCTCCTACTCCATCAAGAAGTGGGGCTACGCTCAACAGGCTGCGTGGTACATCGATCTGTACAACATGCTGACGGCGACTGACGACCCATTCACGACTCATGTTAAGAAGAGTCAGTGGGTCTTCATTGTGGCTGAAAAACTACCTCCGTACGTCTGCATCACTCTCGAACTCGACACGGATTCAATCGAGGCCGGTCGAGCCATCAACAAGCGTCACCTCGAAACTCTCGCAGAGTGCTTCAAGACTGATGTCTGGGAGCGCCCTCTAAATGGCGTGCGCGGTCGTGTATCCATTCCCGAATGGGCCAAAAAGAAGAGTTAACGAAAACCTGCATCAGATGCGGGCGCACTCAGCCGACCAAAAACTTCTGGTCGGGCAGGCCAACCTGCGTTGAGTGCGCCCGCAAACTTTGGTACGCACCCAAGTGCAACGCCGATCCGCGCCGTGGTCCAAACTGGCCGATGATGGAACGCATGGTGAAAGCAGGCCTTATCAGTTACCCACCCGAAGCATTCTCCGATGATCAACCCACCAAGTGACTACTGGCACATTGCCATCGACCCGGGTGCCTCAGGAGGCATTGCATGGAAAAACGGCGATGGACCGATGACCGCAGTGCCAATGCCTCAGGAGCCGACTGATACGGTCAAGCTCTTGGGCGATCTAGTGCTGAAGGGATACACTGTTCTTCACATCGAGCAGCTTCCACGGTTTGTGCCCATGGGTGGCGGGAAGGGAATACCCGGCTCAATGGCTGCAGTGATGTTTGAAAATTTCGGTATCGTCCTTGGTGCCGCCATGGCTCTCGGATACCGCATCGAGCGCGTCCCTCCGCAGACGTGGCAGAAGGAACTCGGGCTTGGAAACTCCAAGGGACTCTCCAAGACAGAGTGGAAGAACAAGCTCAAGGGCCGTGCTCAGGAGCTCTTTCCGGGCATTCCGATCACGCTCAAGACATCCGACTCCCTCCTGATCTGGGAGTACGGCCGAAGACACTGTTGACAGGTTGTCTGCGGTGTATTACAAGGTCAGTGTCTTCGGCGATCGGTGAGAGGAGAGCCGAGGGTGTTCAATAGGCGCGGTTCAATCACAGTTTTTTGCCCCACGTTTTCCGAGGTTTCGCTGATCCGCCCCAGCGATCTCTCCCCCTCGGACTACGTGGGGTTCTTTTTTCCCGTTCACTGAAACGGGCTTTTTCAACGACCGATGAAAACCATCATCCGAGTAAAGCGACAGCAGGGCGGATTCACCATCATCCCAAACGAACTTCTTCGGAAGAAGATGTCTCTTCGCGCCAAGGGGCTCCTGTGCATGATCCTGTCCAATATGGACGAATGGGTCGTTACCAAAGCGTGGGTAACTGAGCATTGCTGCGAGGGGCGTGACGCCATCGCGGCCGTGTTCAATGAGCTCAAAGAGCTTGGGTACGCATCCCTTGAGGAAACAGACACGGCTGCTGACGGACGATTTTCAAATCGAATTTGGACCTTTACCGACACTCCCACCGCTGACTGGAAATCCGCGCAAAACACCCCTTTATGCGCGGAAAACCAGTGCGGGTTTCCAGTAACTGGAAAGCCGTCACCTAAGAATACTATAGAAGAAGACCATAAGAAAGAGAGCGGCGATGCCGCGAAAGAGCGCCCAAGGAACGAGCTTGCGGACCATCTGGCCAAGGCTTGCGGATCGGACACCAGCCGCATGACCGAGGGCGAGTGGAAGCGGGTGGCGGTTGCTCTGGCCGGAATCAAGAAGGTCGAGCCCAGCCTGACCAAGGAGATGATCGATGCTCACGTCGCTGGCTATCGGCGGATCTATCGTGACGCAATCCTGACTCCGCTGGCGTTGATGAACAACTGGGGCGCTACAGCCCCAATGGCGCGTCCTGATGCCAAGTCCGCTGTCTCCACCCCAGATGAGCTTAAAAACCTCGTGGAGCGGCTTTCTGCGCACGTAGCGAACCCTCGGCATGAGGCGATGTTCGGAGATCTGGTGACCGAGGCGCAGAAGCAGGAGTTTGCAGCCATGAAGGAGCGGTACTTCCAACTCAAGGCTCAGCTTGGAGGAAACACCAAGTGAGAGAGCCTCCGTTCTCACAAGAAGCCGAACTTGGCGTGATAGGGTGCTGTTTGCTGAACAACAACGCCATTGATGACGCGATAAACGGAGGCATCAAGGCGGACTGGTTCTACGATGTTCGATGCCATGACCTGTGGGAGATCATCATCAAGATGCGGGACGACCGCATTCCGATCGATATGGTCACGATCGCGAACCGGCTCAAGGGCGACTCTTTCAACCGTGTAGGCGGGATTGCGTTCGTATCCGAGGCGATGGACGCTGTCCCGAGCGCATCAAACCTCCCCTACTATCTGGACATTGCACGGGACAAACAGCGGGCCAGAAAGCTCATTGAGATCTCGCAAGAGGCCATCAACACGGCCTATTCCGGGGCTGCCAAGGTGGACATGGTGCTGGACAGTTTTGAAGCCAAACTGATGGGGATCAGGAATGAGCACTCCGTTGACAGCGACTTCACCGCCAAGCAGATAGCCACTTCGGCCATCGACCTCATTCAGGAGCGTTGTGCCGGCAAGAGCGACGCCATCCCAACTGGGTGGACCTTCATGGACAGAATCCTCAGGGGAGGACTGCGTCCGGGTCAGGTGTTCGTGGTTGCTGGTCGCCCGGGTGCCGGCAAGACGGCGTTCACCTTGAGTCTTTTGACCTCACTCTGCTCAAGCGGCGTGCAGACGGGGTTCGTGAGCCTCGAGATGAGCGCCGAGGAGGTGGGCATGCGAATGCTGGCAATCGAGTCTCAGGTGGATGTCGGCAAGTATGATCAACGGAATCAACCAAACGAGGGCGAGCTCAGGAAGCTGACGACAGCTACAAGTCGGCTTGCCCGTCACAAGATCATGGTCAACGACAAGCCCAACCAGACCGCTCAGAGCATCGCTGCCAAGGCGCGTCGCTGGGTTCGATCTTCAGGATTGAAGGTACTTGCGATCGACTACCTGCAGTTGATCACGGCCTCTGAGGGCAAGGAGAGGCGCGAACAGATCGATGCGATCAGCCGAAACATGAAGCTGCTGGCCAAAGAGCTCAAGATACCGATCGTGCTTCTGGCCCAGCTGAACCGCGCCATTGAGCGTGATGGAAACCGAAAACCCCGGCTCAGCGATCTGCGCGAGTCAGGTGCCATTGAGCAAGATGCCGACCTTGTCGGAATGCTCTACCCCGCTGAGCAACAAGACTCAGAGGCTACCCAATCTGGACCGAGGAGAATCAACCTGTTCATCGCCAAGCAACGGGCGGGTCAGGCAGGGGTGGATATCCCGTTCAGCTTCAGGCCAGAGCTCACACGATTCGACCCAGCATCACTATTCGACGAATGAAAATCAGATCCTACCAAGAGCGCGTCTTCAACTGGCAGCGCGATGTCGCAGCCCAGCCCGTTACGAAGACACCAACGCAACGCGATCCCGAGTTCTGCAAGAGGCAGCTGGGGTTCACTAAGTCCGAGTGGTATGACGAGTACATCATCCACGCCGCCACCTACAACGAACTGCTTAGCTCAGTTCCGGCACTGTTCGAGGAGGGTGTCATCAAGAAGATCGACAAGATTCGGGCCAACATCGCCGATGATATCGGTGACGTGGCCTTCACGGTTCTGGGTCTTCTTAACGCCTACGGCGTCACGCTCGACAATATTTCGTTCTCGAGATCAACCGACATGAACGTGCTCGCTCTGGAGGGGCGTATTGGCCTGTTCATTAAAGGGGTAGAGGACACGGGCAGGCTGCAGGCCTCTGACGCCAAGGCGGTGTTGCTGGATCTGATCGCGCTCTCCACCTACTACTCCGTGCGCTTCTGGGATGCGCTAGGCGCTGTGTGTACCAGCAACGACACCAAACTGTGGACGCTGCCCGAGGTGCATGACAACCAGTTGAAAATCGAGAGCTTGAAGTGGACCGAGACCAAGGTAGCAGGCGTGACCGGTGACCGCTGCTACCGCATCAAGAATCAGGACGGAAAGCTGATGAAAAGCCCGTCTTTCAGCGAGCCAGACCTCCGATCTGCGCTGATGCAATTCGTGTCCTTGACATAAACCATTTGGTGTATTACACCTTTCCACATGGCTGAAACACCAGACAAGAGGATCGACGTTTCCAAGATGGAGCAGTTCGATCCTCCACATTGCCCGATTCACGGAGGCTCAATGCCAGTCATAAACACGACACCGAACAACGGCGTCGACCTTCACGGGATCGCCGGCAAGTGGTGCGGAGTGTGCATCATCAAGGCGCTCGAGAAACTCGGAGTCCAGAAGTGCATCGTATGAATCCAGGAGACAAGTACCAGAGTGTCCACAACCAAAACACCGTGGTTGAAGTCGTGTGCCCTGTTGCCGAGTTCAGGATCGGAGAGGTCCGGCAGCCGTGCATCATCTACACCAAGAGGCAGCGGTTTTACGTGCGAACCGAAGCTGAGTTTCTCGCGAAATTCAGGCCGATTCAATCGGGCCAATGACCAATTCAGATTTGACAATCACACCTCGGTGTAAGACACCTTCCGAAACGAAGATGCCTAACCAACGGGGAAAATCCCAAGCACTACTCGCAGTATGGATCTCCAAGCCTCAGCTGAAGGAACTGGACAAGTCTTCCGCCTCCAAGCAGATGACTCGGTCCGAGTACGTCAGGCATCGCCTGTTCCAGTCCGACGAGTCGCAGCAAAGCGCCAAATCGGCACGCTCCAAGTCGGTGGTCTCCGCGTTACGGCGTGGGTCGAAAAAGGCATGATCTGCTTCAGGCAGAAGTACAGCCGCAAGGTTGAGCGTATCAGCCTTGATGAGACATGGCATCATGCCATCGGCCAGTTGGAGATGCGCCTGAGATGAGCAAGACAATCTCCAGCGTGACCCGTCTTTCCCTCACAGGTGGTCGCACCGTGACGGTTTGGCGGTCGGAGACAGGGCTCCTCAAGGAGTACGAATACAATGACGTGGTTGGTCACGCTATCATGTCAACCGGTCTGCCAATCCACAAACTGGCAGACACAATTTTCACGAACCTCAAGAACATCCGAGCAGTCGAGGTGATCGACGGCAACGGACAAGGGGTTCGCATCGAGAAGTAGTTTTTGGGCGGTTTGCCCCGCCCGAAAGTCGCGAGTTCGGATCGACTCCCGAGTGGGATGATCGAATCAATCCGGCCCGTGTGGTCTATGCCCCCTGGTGCGCGATGGCACTGGGGGGCTCTCCTCCTAACACCATGAAACCAAACCTGTACGCAATCATCAGCCGCCTAGTCCTTGACGGAGTTAGTCAAGGCATCCGCAACACCGAGAGTGCTGCGCCGTCAGTCCAGCCGAGAACTGTCGAGAACCTCACTGAGAACATCCACATGGCAGTCATGCGGGAACTCACCGAGTACTTCACATTCAAAGACGATGATAAGCAGTAAGCCGATTCGTCTACCGTTGGATGACATCAAGGGTGTCATCAACGATTTGAAGAGGGGCTGCACCGTGGCCGAGATCACGAGCAAGTGGCACATCTCAACGAGAACATTCTACAGGATCAAGTATCTTGAGAAGCTGCCAACCAAGGACATCTACAAACGCGGGGACTCGCATTGGCCCTGCGTTCACAGTGAGGAAAAAATCCGATCAATCGTCGCAGAGCGAAAGAAGGGGGTGTTGCTCAAAGACCTGTCCGCCAAATACGGCGTCGCAGAGAGCTACATCAGCAGCATTATGAACGGCCACAAGAGAGAACAAACCAAATGGACGCAGACCACGAAGAAAAACAGGAACTAATTCAGAGCCTGATCGAGAGCATTACCGACAGGTTCGACACCATCCAAGTGTTCACCACATCTCACAACCGAGAAACCGGTGATACAACGTACATAGGAATGGGTACGGGTAACTTCTATGCTAGGATTGGTCAGGTCGATGAGTGGGCGCGAATGCAGAAGGAGATCATCAGAGAGAAGGCCAAGCAGGTTGCCGAATCAGAAGACACTGGTTTCGGGAATAACTAACAGCACACCAAGAAACCACATGAAACTAGCCAGCATCGAGGTCATCAAGGAGATCACACCTCACTCCAACGCAGACTCGCTCGAAATCGCCAAGGTTCTCGGGTGGCAGATCATCGTCCGCAAGGGCGAGTTCAAGGCCGGTGAGTCCATCGTTTTCATTCCCATCGACACCATCCTGCCCGATGCCGAGTGGTCGGCGTTCCTGAAGAAGGGCGACAAGCCGATTCGGCTCAACACCATCCGTCTGCGCGGTGAGTACAGTCAGGGACTTGTCCAGCCGCTCTCGATCCTGCCTGAGCACGTCCGTGGGTGGCAGGAAGGCGCTGACGTTGGCGGCGAACTGGGCATCAAGAAGCACGAGAAAGAGATTCCGGCGTGCCTGTCCGGTGAGGTGGCTGGAGCTTTCCCAACCTCCTACGCCCCGAAGACCGACGAGGACAACGGCCTGAGCCATCCTGAGATCGTAAAGCACGCGCTCTCGAAGCCGTGTGTTGCAACGCTGAAGCTGGACGGTTCTTCATGCACCATCGTGGTTGTCGATGGCAACATCACGCACGTCTGCAGCCGCAACCTGTCGCTCAAGGAATCAGCCTCGAACGGGTTTTGGATCGCTGCGAGGAAGCTAACCATCCCGCCGGGTGCCAACTGCGTCATCCAAGGCGAGTTGATGGGGCCGGGTGTGCAGGGGAACCAGTTGAAGCTCACTGAGCCTACGCTCGTCGTCTACCAGATCCGTGATCTCACCAATGGCAAATGGCTTCGATACATCGATATGGCTCAGGTGTGCCGAGACAAGTTCCAGTGCAAATGGGTGCCTGTGGTTACCGTTACTCTCGATGAAACCATTGAGCACCTGCAGAGCGTTGCCGACATCGTGACGCTGCCTGACGGCAAACCTGCCGAGGGAATCGTTGTTCGCCCAATCGATGGAGAAGCCATGGGCATCGGTCGCCCGCTTGGATTCAAGATCATCAACCGCAACTACAAGGACCAGTAATCATGCCAACCAACACCACCGCGCACGAGGATCGAGTCCTTAACGACGCAGAACACATCGTCACCGGGAAGATCCAGTCACTCATCGAGTGTGTCACCAGACTCGATAATGTCATCGACGAGAAGGACAAGGAGATCGAGACGTTGAAAGAGAAGGTCACAGACCTTGAAGGAGAGATCGAGGAGTTGAAGTCGCAGATCTCCTCGATGAATGACGAGATCAAGAGCTACGGGGGATAACCATGCCAATCAAAACCAAGCCTCCAGAACCGAAGAAGGCCACCGTTAAGACGCTCAGGGAGCGAGACCCGTACAAGGTGGTGCTGGTCTCGCCTGATACTCACGCACGTTTCAAAGCGTTCGCTCAGAAGACCGGCTACAAGCTCCAGTACATAGCAGATGTGGCTCTGGATCAGTACATCAAGCAACAGGAGGTGAAGTGATAACCACCACCGAAACGCTCGTAGCGGCGATGCGTGCGCTCGCTAATGACATCCAGTCCGAGGACGGTGTGGCCAATGCTGCGATCGCTGAGGCAGCGCAGCGTCTGGAGGAACAGCAAGACCGCATCAAGCGGCTTGAGGCAGTCACCAACGACCCTCACGCGCTCTGGGCCAACTGGTTGCGCGGGAGCGTTGCTCTGCCTGCTGGCATCGGTGATGTCAGGCAGTATCAGGATCGCATCAAGCGGCTGGAGGAGTCTCTTGAGTCCATTCGAGAATACTGGAACCGAGACAACAACAATCGAGCATTGATAGACGCTTGCTGGTACGCAATCGACACAGCGTCGGAGGCACTCGAAGCCAAGGAGGCCAAGCCGTGAAGCGGTACGCCATCGAGCGGCTTCCTCACATGCCGCCAAGACACGGGTTCCTGATTCACACGCCCGAGTTTTCCGTGCTCGCTGACACCGCCCCGCTCACGATTGTGAAGGAGCTCAACAGGCTGCTGGATAGGAACAGGGCGCTGGAGGCCGCCATCCTCAGCACCCTGAACCAGCACCGCAACCTCGCTGACGGAACCGACTGCACCCTTGCCGAGCTGAAGAAGGCGATGCCCGAGTGGGTCTAACCAAGAAGGAGGACATCGATTGAGCTACCATCAGTCAGGACAGCTGCCGCACCACCAGTACTGCTACGTTGATGCAGCGGCCATCAGCAGCGGTGAAGGGTTCATGCCCTGCGTCTGGTTCGGTCTGGTCTCGATACCGGGCCGAATGTGGGGATGCACGGTCATGCTGGAATGCGGGGCGGTCTACAGATCGATCCCGCCGCATCTGATGGCCTTCAACGAGAAGCCAGATGCGATCTGGACACCGCAGCAAGCTCAGCGATGGGACTGCTACGGCCGAGAGTTCTCCACCATCGAGTACACCTACCTGCGTGGGGTTGAGTGCTCAGCGAAATGCGACGTCAATACGCTGGACGGCGAGTACATCTTCACGGCAGCACCCATTGACGACGGGTTTTCTCGGCACCCATCGCAGGCCAAGGAGTTCATGTTCATCAAGCTCTACAACGGGAGGCTGACGATCCAACCGACCGACAAGGTGCTCTTCATGGAGAAGTCGTTCGTGGAGCCCCAGTGGCCTACGGGGCTCAAACTCTCGAACGAAGTGTGGTCTTGCGAGTGACGGCTTGAGATTCTCAGCCTATGGATTTCATCAAGAAAATCGCCCTCGAGCTCTGGTGCATGGCCTACGGCGTCGGCCTCTTCATCCTCGCGACGTGGCCGATCGCCCTCTCGCTGGGTGTATGCGTCCTGTTCGTTATGCTACCCAGAAAAAAACGCACCAGACTCTCTTGACGTTGGACACGTGGTGTTTTACACCTGTTCCCGCTACATGAAACCATTCAGCCAACTCACAAGAAACGAGACACTCGATCTGACCAACGAAGAGCTCAACGACGCGATCCGTCTTGAGGCCATCGATCGAGGCATCAAACCCCCAATCACGCTCTCTGAGGCGCTACGTCGCAGCGAGTGGCGCGGCTACCAGAAACCAGCAGAGGCGGTCAAAGTCTTCCGTCTGCGTCAGGGGTGGTACGCCACCGACTTCGCGTGGCTCGACGAGGCCAAGGCTATCGCTGCTTTGGAGGGTTTGGTGAAGATCGAGAAGGTCGGCTACAAGGACGACAACCTGAAGATCGTTAATTCGGAAGTGAACGTCGAGACCGTCTTCGTCGGCGTGAGCAAGCACGAGACCAAGGTGGCGAAGTTCATGGAATACTTCGACGACACCACCGAGTTTGACAAGGTGAGCGAAGAGTGTCTTGAGAAGTTCAGTGCGGTGCGTCAGCAAGCGTACAACGCCAAGGTTCGCGCTGAGCGCAAGGCCGAGTACCTGCGTCTGGCTGGTGGCAACGAGGAGATCGCTAAGAACTTCTGGGCTAAAGCCGAGGGAACCGCGTGGCCTACCGCTGAAGAGATTACCCTGAACGCCTAATGAAAGTCTCCTCCGTCGCTGTCACCAAGTCGCTCGTCACCGACAACGGTCGCGAGCTCACACCAGACGAGCTCATCGTCTACGAGGCTCGGGTCTCAAACCCGAACAACCAGCACAACCACGAGACCGGGCCGAAGCTGCTGCACTTCTGCATGCGCGAGGGCCACTGGTCGGTGTTCGAGCAGGCCGACCTGACCGTCGAGATCGAGACCAGCATCTCCATCTCGATGCAGATCCTGCGCCACTGGTCAGCGCGGTTCCAGCAGTTCAGCCAGCGGTACGCCGACGTGCGGAAGCTGGAGACCATCATCGAGCCTGTCCGGTTGCGGATGAAGGCGGCTGGCGGCAACCGGCAGGGTAGCGGTGAGGAGATCTCCACTGACGACATCCTGCACTTTGTCTACAAGCACGCGGTCGAGCACTCGGTGCGTGCCTACGAGACCCTCATCGAGGGCGGTGTTGCACCGGAGAGCGCCCGCTTCGTCCTGCCGCTGTCCACCAAGACGCGGATGTTTATGAAGGGTAGCGCGAGGACGTGGATTCACTACCTCGACCAGCGCACGTCACCGCACGCCCAGAAGGAGCACCGCGAGGTGGCCGAGGCGATCCGCGCTGAGTTCGCCAAACATTTCCCGACGGTCCACGAGGCGATGGGCCTGCGGGTGAGCGAGGTCCAGTCGCTCAAGAACGAGATCGAACGCCTGAAACAGGAACTGAACAACATGAAGAAAGAGAACGTATGCTGAACTTCGGACAAGCATTGGAGTGGCTCAAGAAGGGCAAGGCCGTCTACCGATCAGGGTGGAACGGCAAGGGCATGTGGCTGCAGCTGCAGACGCCCGATGCCAACAGCAAGATGACGCTGCCCTACATCTACATCGAGTACCCCAAGGGCCACCCGGCCTACCCCAACGGATCGCGTGTGCCGTGGCTGGCCTCGCAGACCGACCTCCTCGCCAACGATTGGGCCTATAACGCCTGACACCATGATCCCGAAATTCGTTTCGGGATCATCCCCCTTTCACACCATGAACATCGCAATCATCTATCACGACGCCGACTTCGATGGGAAGCTCTCGAACGAGGTCTGCCGCTACTGGCTGAACCGCCTGCATCCCAACGCCACCATCCACTCCTACGGGTGGGATTATGGACGGCCGGTCAGGCCACCGCACGACTGGTCAAACGTGAACCATAACATCGCGCCAGCAGACTGGGCCGACTACGACGCCATCTACATTGTTGACCTCTCGGTTGACGAGCTCATGGCGCGACCAGGACTCCGCGACAAGATCGTATGGATTGACCACCACAAGAGCGCCATCGAGAAGTGGGACGCCACACCTAGTGACGCTGAGCCGCACCCCGGAGTGTTCCAAGGCCTCCGCATCGATGGTGTGGCCGCGTGCCGCCTGTGCTGGCAGTGGTTCGTCAATCCGGGTGGTGATCTTGGCGTGCTGCCTTCCAAGCAAGAGTTCATCGACCGCAAGGTGAAGGAGCCCGCCTTGATCCGCCTCGCCGGGGAGTACGACATCTGGGACCACCGTGACCCCGATGCCAAGGCGTTGCAGTTCGGACTTCGGGGACTGAGTGATACAGCCTACCGACGCCTCGTCGATAACGAGTTCCTTGGTGCCGTTACCGGGGCACGCAGTGAATCCCTCGATCTGTTAGACGCAGTCGCTCAGGGCTACTCCATCAAGTCCTACGTGGACAAGCAGGCCGACGAGTACAGCGCGGCCTACGCGCACACCATCAAGTGGGAGGGCCTGACCTTCTGCGCCCTGAACATAGGGCAGCGCGGCAACAGCGACCTGCTCAAGGGCGGCATCAAGCCTGAACACGACGCCTGCTTCGCGTGGCGCTACGACGGCAAGCAAGTGCTGGTGAGCCTCTACCACATAGAGGGGAAGACGCACCACGACCTGTCGCTGATCGCCGTGAAGTACAAGGGCGGTGGGCACAAGGGGGCATGTGGGTTCCGCATATCGCTGGGCCAGCTGGAGAAAATCCTGAACAGAGGTGCCGTGTGAGCGAGGCACCTCCATCAATCAAGGACATGAGCGACAAGGCCAGCATGCTCCTGACCGGACGGCAGTACGCGGCGATCCACCTCTGCGTGCCGGACAGCGGGGAGAAGTGGCTGGATGACATGATCAAGAAGGCACTCCGACACAGGCTTGCCGGTCAATGCGTGGCGCACGTCGTGACGCTTGGGTTGGCTGACGATGAGTCTAGCGTGAGTTGGGTTGGCGAGTGCGCCTACCTGATGGCAGACGAAATGATGAGACAGGAGGGCCAGCGATGAACGTCTTCGACAGCAAGCGCGTCAGCAAGGCCGTGCAGAGCGGCATCAACAGCGGCCCTATGACCAAAGCCGAGGCTGGTGAAGCACACCGCGCAGCCAAGGCCTACAAGCTCAAGAACGACATCACCATCTACAACCGCAGACACCGAAAGAAGACCACATGACAAGACGACAAGCGAACCTGATCAGCAACATGATCCGCAGCCAGACCACGGCAGCATTCCATGAAGCCCGCAAAGAACTACTGGCAAGCTGCGAAGAGCAGAAGTCAGATGCCGCAGCACCGCAGCCGAGCGTGACCGTGACGGCAACCGCGAGCCAATCCGAGCCGGTTCCGCCCAGCACTCCGAAGCCTCTGGACTCGGGGTGGTGGAAGGATCGTCGGATTAAGGCTCTTCAGGAGCAGATTGATATCATCGATGATCAGCGCGAGACCATTTTTGAGCTCAAGAAGCGGATCGAGTACGGCGACAAGCACAACAACGAACTGGTGGCAGCGAACGCCGAGATCTGCCAGTCGCTGAGGCACTGGGGGCTCGAGCAGTCGGAACCCTGCAGTCTGGTCAACAACGTCAAGCAGGTCATCCAGCTGTGTGCGGAGCGGGGGAAGAAGATCGAGGATATGCAGAAGGTCATCGACGTGCTGTCGAAGCAGCAGCCAAGCGACGACCGTGTCAACCTGCGTTCCACCATCGACATACTGCAGAGCGAGAACGCGCTGCTGTGCGAGCGGATCAGGTACAGGCTCGCAGAGAGCAAGACGCTGAGCGCCTCTATCCACAAGAGCCGCGAGCGGATCGAGGAACTGATGGAGACGGTCAACAGGCACGTCAACACGATCGAGGAGAAGAACAAGGCCATCTCGGAACTGAACGACCAAATCACGCGGAGCGGTGAGGCGATGACAATGTTGGGCGTGGACAACAAGAAGCTGAACGAGGCTCTGGAGACTCTAGCATCGGTTAACCAGAAGATGGCCGACAACGTCGCCAAGCTGCGCCACGAGAAGGATTCCGACGAGGCCAGCTACATCAAGAAGCTGTCGCACAAGTCCCTCAGGATATCGGTGCTGAAGAAGGTTGGAAACGACCTCTGCGCATGCCTCAAGCGTTACCACTACAGCGACACCCAGCAGCCCCAAGTTGTGAGCGCCCTGCGCAACTGGGAGAAGGAGGCCCTGTGAAAGAGACAATCACCATGAGCGACCCCCAGCCAGCCGAGTACAGCATCATGGATCTGGTCAGGGATTACCGCGCCCACCGGGACAGCCTCAAACGCTACAAGCAGCAACACTTCAAGAGCGGCACCAAGGTCGAGGTGGACAACACACGCCACCGCGGCTACGGCGAATGCCTGCCACCAGATGCCTCACGCCCAGACCGGGTGGAGGTGCTGATGGAAAGCGGAGCAAGATGGATGTTCGAGTTCGACCACGTTAAGCTCGTCGTGCAATGAATACCGGAGCGAGAGTCAAACTGTCATGGTACGAGGCCGCCATAGGCTCGTACGTAGGAATGCTACGCCAGCTTGCATCGCTCAAACGAGGACTCCAGCAATGCGCCGGCCATGAGGGCGCATCATGGAACGTCCATCTGGAGGGGGCCAGTGGCGAGATGGCAGTAGCCAAGCACCTGAACGTCTACTGGGGAGGAGGAATCAACACCTTCAAGGACGATGACCTCCCCGGCCTTCAGATCAGGCTCAGAACCAGACACGACCACGACCTGATCCTCCGAAGACAGGACTCGGAGCGGGCCATCTGGGTTCTCATCACCGGCACCTCCCCGGACTTCTGGATCAGAGGCTGGATCTACGGCCACGAGGCCAAGACACCGGAACGCCTCCAGAAGTACGGCAAGGACCGCTCAGAGGGCTACGTGATACCCGCAGAAGCTCTCCACCCTATCGAAACCCTCCCCGGCTACCAGAAGCTCCCCGCGGCGGCTTCCTGCGATAACCCTGAGCCCACAGGTGCCTCTTCAGATAGTTCGCCACCCTGATCACCTCCTTCTCCCTCCATGAGGGCCTCATCAGATGCAGTAGCTCGTGGATCAGCGTATCAAGCCTCTCGCTCTCGCACTGCTTGTCGTGGATCTCGATCAACCTCAGGTCGTCATACGCAATCCCGAACGCCTTGTCCTTGCTGAGATCCTTCTCCACCACCTTCACTCTCACAGGATAGGGCATTCCCAAACAGAGCATCCCACAGCCCCGCTCTCAAGCGAAAATGCTTGACAGGTTTGGGAAAACCCCCTTTAAGATATCCCCCAGAAACCCTCGAGCGTTTAGGACAGTGAACGGTCATGTCGATCCTCGACGGCCCTAGACGTCGAGGTAGTACATCCCTAACTGCTGCCCCGCATGCCAGGTGACCGGTTCGCTTAGCCGCTTCCAGCGGCGCGTTGTCTCAGCGGGAGCCCGGGTTCAAACGGGGTGATTTGGGCGAGAGTTGAGAAGGGGGGTACACCCTAACCCTAAGCCCAAAACGCGCGAACCCCCGGTTACCCCCCGGGGTGTGCGCATACGCGGGCACGCACGCACGCGCACGTCACGCACACACGCGGTATTACTCGCGTCGCACGCGTTCTTTCTACTGTCTGGTGGACTCCGAGATTGGAGCCCACAATCTCGGGAAAAGGAAGGTGTTTCCTAGGGGTAGTGTCGGTGGTCGCTGAGTAGGAAATGAAAGGCGAACACGGAACGGACAAGCGGTCACACTCTCAAAAGTGCCTCTTTCCTAGTGTGTGGTGAGTAGTCCACGCCGAGCGGTTTCCATGGGCGCGATAGGTCCCATGGCGAGAGGAGAGACTGTCATCGTCACAG